AGTCTGGCTAATTTTCTTTTCAATTTGTAAGCTTCTGTAGCAGGGAATTGAACAATCTTGAAGTCAATTCCGTCTATTGTAGTTGATTCCGTTTTAAACATAATTTTTCTCCCCATTAAAAATTATTTGATCAGTAGTCTCCGCCAATTACAGCAACTACTGGTTGGCCTGTATCAAACACCCACGCTCTGTCTGATATTTCCTTTCCTGCTTCAAAGTCAGGCAACTTCTTTATCCAAGCAGAATCCCACATGAATACAGTTTTGCCAAGAAGGTCTGTAATCATAAGAGGAAGAGCACCAGCATTTGTAAGCTTATCTGTTGTGTGAACTCCAGTAAGATAAGTATTTGATTGACTGGTCTGGATAAGAGTCACAGTCACTTCGCTTGTATCATCATTGCCTCTGCTTCTTCCTACTTCACCATCAGCTCCAATCTTTTTGGTGAATGCTTCTGTGTTTGTTGTTATTTGAATGAATGTTCCATCAGCAAATCCGGTTATTGGAATGCCTCCGAATGAAACAACAAGCTTTTTAGGATCGTATGTTTTTACTTCCATGTTTCTTCCTCCGGTTTATTTAGTTAAAGAGTTACAACACCACGAATTCTGACTTTGTTGATTGCTCCAGCAAGAACAGCATCAAACTTTATGTCTGGTAACATTCTTCCAGCACGATCTTGAACAGCAACAGTCTCAACAAGCGGAACAGAAGTGTTAAAGCCTGCTTGGATGATTGTGTTGTTAACTCCTTTCTGAAGAGCGTATTTCAGCTGAGCCTCAAGAGACACAGCACCCTCATTAGAGTAAGGAACTTTGTCTTGCTGAAGTATCGGTGTGTATACATCTGCTTGGATCTGGGCAATCAGCCAATCAAGTCCATGAGTCACATCAATGTACTCTCCGCTTCCAACAGTTCCAAATTGTGTAATAGAATTCCCTGAAACTTCTGTGTAGTAGTTTCCATTTTTTGATTTGATTGCTGTTATTTGTGCTCCAGTAAGCGCATAAGCAGTTACACCAGCAAGAGTTTTGTGTGCCCAGTTTACTGATCCTGGATTCTTAGGGAACATCTTTCCCATCCAAGCAGCATCAGGACAAGTTGTAGCAGCAGAAGGGTGATAAAGCACAGCTGTTCTTTCATAGCTGTTATCATCAAGATATTCAGCTATGTCTCCTGTTCCGCTTATTATTGCTGTATCAGCAGAAGCAAGAACACAAAGTTTTTTGTTTGTTTCTACCCAATCAGCAACAAGCTCTTGTTCAGCTTGAAGTCTTGTGGATACAATAAGACCGTACCATTTGTTGTTAAGGTCTTTTATTGCAGCAAGGGCTTCTGTCCATGTTTCAGTTCCATCAGATCCGGTCTCTTTTCTGCCGACATACACTTTTGCTGGTCTTGGATTTTGCATAAATGCTGCAGCAGCAGCTTTGTACACAAAAGTTGTATCAGCAAATCCACCAGCAAGAACTTCATCGATGGTTGCGTATGATCTCACACGTTCATCAGTTGCAAATACTGGTGTGGTTGATGCCTTAAGAAACTCAGCGACAATTAAAATGTCCTGAAAACTTTCAACAGATGGTACTGCTGTTTGTTTTGAAATTTGAACATCAACAATTCGATCCAAATCACTCATTTTTTAATCCTCCTTTTTATTAAACCAATGTTAAATCTTTTATGCTATTTCCATCAGAACCTTCAACAGCACCTAATACATCAACTGTCTCAATAAATCCTGATTCAAATCCAACAACCACAGGCAATGCCATCATAATATCAAATCCGTGCCTGATCTCTGTTCCATCTGATTCTACAAAAGATAAATCAACAACATCTGTAGAATCAAGAATTGAAATACTATTATTATATAAATATGTTTGGACTTCCTCTGTATCAATACTGTCTTTTAATATTTGGCATCTGTCCATGGAACTTCTTCCAAATGAATTAAATGATAATGTAATGCTTTTACTTCTAACTATGTTCTGTATTCCATTCGGATATTCTGTTGATATTATAACAGCACTTTTAAAGGGCAGTCCAAGATTCCTTGTTGATAAAACGTTGAACATACAATAATCATCTGCCGGTCTAACTCCTGCTTCACCAGACCATACATGGATTATATCATCAAATGATGATGCTGGATTAAAAACAAGATTAAATAATCCAGAGATTTTATCTTCAACATCAGTCTGCCAGCTCATAAAAGCTCCCTTGGTTTTGCAATAATGTATTCATTATGGTCCAAAATTCCGTTGCCCCATTTTGCTTTGTATATTATTGCCCAATATTCTCCATCATACTCAATCTCATCTCCTCCGATAAGTGTTTTAGGATCAGCAACTTGTAGATCTGAGCTTGTTATTATTTCTATTAGTCCTGATATTCTTTTCCCTTCAAGCATATTCTTAACAGCAAGACCTTGAGTTGGTTGCGCTGTTCCGGTTGCATATATTGGATCTTCATCAAGACCATCTTCCCATCTACCTTTGCTATTTATAAATCCAGCAGCCTTTCTTCTTATTTTAAATGTTTGTGAATTAAATAAACTCATCAGAAAAACCTCCTTTGGATTTTGTGGACAATTGCATTTATCATTTGTGAAGTATCAATAAGAGCTTTTGATGACTTCTTCCTTTTTATTGTTGCTGCTGATTTTGTAGCATCAAGCGGAGGCAATTTATTTATTGCTTTTTTTAGTTGTCCAGAATACCATACCCCAACTTGATCAGAAGCTTTAACAGATGTCATGGTCAATCCAAATACCATTTTTACTCTTTGTTGAATAAACTTATTTATCATATCAAGGTTACCATCAAAAAAAGTTCTCATCCAAGATCTTTCAGGGATATTTTTCTTAGTAGATCCAAGCTCATGAGTTGCTGCGATTGTTGCCATGGATCCTCCCTCCCTTCTTTGACCAGTAAATACACCAATCAGTATTCTTTGTTTTGATAAAGAGTTTATTTCTTTTATTACTTTGTCCAACTTCCTTCTATCATCCTTGATAAACTTTTTAGCTCCACCGAGGTTTATGTGTACAGTTGTTTTTGAAAATGATTTGGAACTCATTCAAAGCCAGCATCAGTTACTGAGATTGCTGTTGTTCCGCTTTGGATCAATCCCAAAAGCTGCTTTCCATAATTTGTCTGAGAAAGATCTTCTGAAGATCCTCCCTGTTGAGAGAAAGACATGCTCAGCTTTCCTTCTGATTTGGAAGTTACTGCTCCACCTTCTCCAAGGCTTCTCTTTGATAATACATACATATGAGCTGCTTTGAGGGCAACAGCTCTTGAATATGAGATGCCAAAAAACGCTGAACTTGTTTCCTCTTCTGCTAACTGAAGAAATATTGCTACATTAGGATCAACAGCAAGGGCAGGACAGATAGCAGGGAGTATTTGAGCTGGAGTCATTTTGGCACCTCTTATTTAATTTATTACTTCTTTCCTTTTGCTGGAGCATCGTCATCAGACACAACTTCATCATAAATGACTTCTTCTTCAGCTTCAACAATTTCTTTTTTGTCAATGCCAAGAGTTTCAAGGCGGTCTTCAATGTAACGTCTTACATCTGATCTTGTTTCTTTTGCAAGCCAAGTGTTAAGAGTTTCACCGCTGTTGGTTTCAGAGATAAGTGATTTTGCTTTTGCTGCTGGTATTTCAAAAATTCCTTTTGCTTCTTTTGAAGGCTTTCCTGGACCAGTCTGAGTGGTCATTATAACTTCTTCGATGTGTCCAAGTTTTAATTCAAGGGCAAGAGATGCTTTTGCAAATCCCCAATCTGCATCAGACATTTCATTCATTCCTGGCAGCAGTGTTTTTGCAGAGCCGGATTTTGTTGGAACTATTTTTAAACAATCTTGTTTCCAGTTTATAATCATTTTAAAAGTCTCCTTTTTAAATATTCCCTGCCATATTTCAGGCAGGGATTTTTATCTGAATTGAAATCAGATTCCGTCACCATACGCTATTGACAGCGGATAGTATACAATCACACCAGCAGTTTCTGCATGGCAAGGCACTTTGAATTCCATTCCTTCTTGCTGAGCATCGAATTGCTCAAACGGCTGAGGCATTTCAAAAGTGATGTTGTTAGCATCGTTTGAAAGAACCATCATGCGGTCTGTAGTTGAAGCACCAGCACCAGTGAGTTCAAGAAGCCATTCAACTTTCTTGATCGCAGGAGAAGTCTTGAGGATGTACTCAAGAACAGTAATATCAGAAGCTGTTCCCATTCTTCTTGTTGCTATGTCATTGTACTGAGCCATAGGAAGGAGAAGGGTGTCAGGAACTTCACGACCAGAAGTTGGAGTCATTACAGCATTTACCATACCGACAACATCACGAACAATCTGATCAGGAGTTTTTGCTGCCCAAGTTTTTGATGAAGAAGTTCCATCATTGAGGACAGTGTAATTTGTGATGCCTGGATAGTTGATAAGACCATACAGACCTGTAGCAGCATCACCAAGAAGAGAGATTGAGTTCAGTTTTTCTTCGATTGCTCTTTTAGCAGTCTCAGATCTGCGAACATCAAGACGCTTTCCAGAAAATTGGCTTTCACGTATCTCTTTGATTGAATAACCGTATGAATCACCAATTCCGTGAATCTTAACGGTCTTTTCTTCTCCGTACACATCTACACGTGGGAAGTCTTTTGCATAATCAGCAATGATTTTTGCAAATCCAACTCCTTTGTATGCACGGAAAGTGATTTGTGTCGCTCCGGCATTTGCTTCTGTGCTGATCGGCAGGATCATAAGACCTTTCAGCTGCTTGAGTTTTGCATCATACGACTTTGATTTTACATACTCAAGTTCTCTTTTGAAAAATGCTGATTCTCCAGCATCAAGATTCATTGGATTTTTACGTGTGTTCATCTGAATTGTTCCTCCTCTATTAAATTAGAATTTTACTTCAAGCCACGAACTTCAAGAATTGCAAGATCACCAGTGATTTTGTTTGAACGGAAATATCCGCCAATATCATAAGTGCCTGAAGATGAGTTGGTGAGTTTACCTTGGTTAGTTGCAGCAAAAATAACATAAGCTGCTTCCTTATCAAGAACTGAAACAGAAACTGGTACCCAGATTGTTCCTCTGCGCATGATGTTTACTGCTTCGCCAGATACATAACCGCTGTTACCAGCTCCTGTATCAACAGTAGATTTCTGAGTGAACATAGCAATGCCCAAGAAAACCATTCCTGTTGATGCTGTGTAAGAAGCTGTTGCCTGAGATGCTCCAAGCGTTACAACTTGAGTGAATGTTACATCAAGAGCCTTTCCGATAACAGAAATGCTTCTTGCTCCAGCAGAAGCAGCAACAATACCAAGAGCGATGAGTTCAGCTTTTGCATTTATTGCAGCGATGTGAGCAGTCATTGAAGTAGCGTGGTCAGTTGCGAAAGTTGTAGCAACTGCTATTCCGTTTATTGTACTTGTGAGTACGTTCGATGTTACAAGGTCTGCTGAAAGCAGAGCCACGATTTTGCCACTGTGAGAAGCATACACCTTATCTTCTGTGCCAGCATAACCGAATACAGGTGCACCAAAAGCGATTGCCTCTTGTGCTATACCTGTTTCAATATCATCTCCAGCGCCAAGTCCATACTTAAGACCAGCAATTGCTTTGTCAAGATTTCCATAAAGATCCATTGCCATTTTTCTTCCTCCTTCCTTTATTTACTAATTATTTTTTGTTGAATTGGTCAACATACCTTTTTCGTGCATCACTTGAATCAGCTTTTGGCTGTCCAAGAAATTCTCCACTGACAACCGTCTGAACGTCACTGTTGTTTTCTTTCTTTTCAGAAAGCATTTCAACAGCACCATCGAAACGTGCAGCAAGATAAACTGAATCTTTGCCATCAAGATTGGCAGAAGGGAAAGCCGATTTGATAACAGCAACAGTTATTTCTGCATCTGTCATTCCGTCTTTTACTTCTACACCAGCAAGAGTTGCTGTTTTTACAAGCTTGAGTTTTGCTTCAACAGCAGAATCAATTTTTGATTGATCAAGCTGAGCAGCTTTTACTTCCTCAAGTTCTTTAGAAAGAGAGTCAACTTTTGCAAGTGCTGTATCTTTCTCTGCTTGAGTTGAAGAAATTGTTGCAGTGAGTTCTTTGATAGAATCCTCTGCTTTGTCTGCACGATCCTTTGCTGTTACCAGTGCTGTTATGACAGGAGCTTCAGCATCATAATCAACTCCGTCAAGATGTACTTTTTTCAAGACCATCTGTGTGTCCTCCTTTTTTGAGTGTTCTTTATTCATAAGAACAGCACCGTTGCTGTCCATACTATCCAATCTTATTTTTGCATTATCTCCGGCACGGGCAGCATCAACAATTGCCACATGATTGTATCGGATATTTCTTTGAATATAATCGTAAGGCATTCCCATATAAACAGATCCTGGTTTTGCTAATTCAAGATCACAATTATATCCACAACTCAAAGCTGCTTTCCCTTCTTCAACTGCCACAACTGCTGAAGCATCCGTAACAACCATATCAACAGCAACGTGAATTCCGTCTGATATATTTTCAGAAGGAATGTATTGTCCATTTGATGAATATGCTTGAGTTGTTGATGTTACGTTCGATCCGGTAGAACCAACAGAAAGATCCTTAACATTTTCATTGTTAACAGATTCTGATGGATGATCATTTGTTACTGGCTTGAGCTTAAGAGATTCAAGAGAGTCATAAGCAAATACCTCTTCTGGCAATCTCAATTCTTTTCTTGTAGATCCATCCATATTCCGGTATTGAAAAACGCCGATGTTTGTAACAATCGCTCTTCCTTTCAAATAACCTTCAGGAGTTTTTTCAAACTTATTTGCCATCCACTCTGTTGGCATATAAGAGTCTACACGCTCAGCAGAATCCATCGAAGGTTTTTTCTTAGATCCGCAAGCATCACATAAAGTATTCTCAGAAGATACAACTTTCTGTTTACACTCAGGGCACATATTTTTCAAATCTTCATTAAGCTCCATAAATAATCCTCCTTTTATAATCCTGTTGTGTCCACTAATTTCCAAGCACCGCTAATATATTCATATGTTTCAACTCCGGTTGCTGTAAAGGCAGATCCGATATACTCATATGCTTTATACTTTGTCCATACTCCACTTTCATAACGATATAACTCAGCACCATAAGTTGTTCCTGATTGAATCTGATATGCTCCAATATCTGTTGGGTATGTTCTTGTGTATCCGGTTATATCTTTTGATACTGGATAGTTTGCATCTGCTGAAAGATCAACTCCAAAAGTTCTTGCACCTGTATCTCCTGATGTTAAAAGGAAATTACCATTAGTTGCATCAGTAAAAGTAAATGTCTGATTTACTCTATCATTTGCACCACCAGTACAAACTGCTTTTGTTGTCGCATTATAATTACTTCCAGTCAACGTTCCTGTTCCAACTATATTTGATGGAGCAAATATATTTCCTTTGCATACAGTTGTACCACCAGTCAGATATAAACTGTTATATGCTCCATAAATGGTGCAATCATAAAGATAAACTGTATCAGCAGTATTGCACAAACAAGCATTTGCTAATGATGCTTGTGCTCCAGTTGCCCCATACATAACACAATTCGATATTTCAACAGTTCTTGAAGATGAGCACTCAACAATTCTACTTCTATATGTAGCAGAAGCAAATCCTTTCAGAATACAATTCTTTAATTCGTGAATATTTCCTGATGCTGCTCCGGCAAAATAAACACAACGTTGATAATTTGCTGACATTGATGAAAGCGATATATTCATTCCATCAATCACAGTAAAATTAGAATTAACTGTCACAGCTGTATTATTGCTTACAGATAAAGTATATCCAGCATTGCCTTTTACGGTTAAGAAGTAAGTTGCATTTGTAACGAATCCGGTTATGTTGACTGCAGTGGTATCAGCTCCTGTCTGGCAATCAATAGTAAGATTTCTTGTAAGTGTGACCAAATCACCTACCTCTCCAGCAACAGCAGAAGCAAAGGTTGTATAATCACCTCCAGAAGTTCTCACTGTTTTAACCACTACCGCCATTGCAATTCACCATAGAAATATATTTTGCGTTTTATTTCTTTGAGACCTTCTTCATTATCCATTGCAAGCCAGGTCTTAATGCTATACTCAAAATCTTCAACTTTCTTTTCGGTTACATATACGACATCAAATATATCAAGCTCCCTTTGAGAGAACTGGTGATTCATAGGAAATATTCCTATGATATCGCCTTCATATTGATTAACTGCTTCATTGGTTGTGCGTATTAAAAGTAATTGCATCATAATTTTTTAAAGAACACATCCCCTTCAGTATTTCCCGATGTGGGCAAATCTGTTCCTGTTCCTATTTTCGCTATGCCTGTGAAAGTAGGAAGAGTTGGCTTGTTTAATATTTGAGAATCTCCGCTTGAAGAATTCCAGTCAGCATTGACATTGACTTCTGCTCCTGCTGCTATTCCATTTAACTTTGTTTGTTCAGCAGTTGTATAATCATTTGTTGATAATACTTTTCCGGTTACTTTATCAACCTTAAGATCAAGAGCAGATTGAATTGAAAGAGGATTCCCTGCTGTTCCATCTCCGGTTAAAGTGGTATCAGTAATTACAGAAGAAATATAATTGCCTGCCGGAGATTGAAGCTGAAGCACTCTTGTTCCTGATAATTTTTGAACAGATCTGAATGTCCAATTAGTAGTAAAGTCAATTACAATTCTACCAATAGCGATATATTCGGCAGATACCGCAGATGATTCTCCAAGATTTAATTCTGAAGTTGATCTGGCAAGTTCGGTTGCGATTGCTGTATTGATTGCTCCGGCAGAAGCATTTGCTGCTTGAGTGATCCATTGTCCTTGAAGCCACATAAAACGATATGCTTGACTTCCTGCATCATCAGTTACCGGAACAGCATACAGCCAAATAGACATAACGCTATTTGCTGGCATTAAAGTCTGTCCCCAGTTCGGAGAAGAGAATGAATTATAATAAGGATTATTTACAAGAACAGGAACAATTTCTGCCTGAGCAAGAGCAAAGTTTATTGCTCCAGCAGTTCCAAGAAATTTCCGAGTATATGATTTTGAAGTCAATGCCAGAAGTGTTGATGGATTGTCTTCATCTTTTATAAGAGCCTGAGCAACATCCGGTCTTCTGTTTGCAGCAGTTGTTGAAGATAATACAAATGCAGAAATATCTCCACCACTTCTCAAATATGTTCCTATGACTTCATGATCTTCTTCGTGTGATTGCCATTGCATAAGACCATGAGTTTCATTCATTGCATATTTATTTGTTGCCCCGAAAATAACCTCAGCAATCATCATATCGCTGAATCCCCACGCAGTTGTTGACCATGCGAATGCTGATCCATTATACGTAAGATAATATTTAACTCCGGTTGTCACAGAGTGCGCAGGAGATACCCAACCCGATACCATAGCAGAGACGAGAACGCCTCTATAATAAGCAGTTACTGTTCCCGTTAGGGTAATTGTTCTATTTACTGAATCATATGTTCTTGTTATCAGCTCTGGAGATACGAATCCGGTAAATTCTTTTGTGATCTGCATCAACCCAAGAATACTTACATTATCCGCATCAGTAAGACCGACCTGAGCTTTTGTTACTGCATGCGGATTAGTAGTGACATTTGATATATGACTTTGTATATTTGCATTTGCTGGCTCTCTTCCTGATAGATCTACATCAAGAGTGATATCATCAGTCCCATTAACAATTGTAAGGTTAGAAGATCCGGCTTTTATCTTTTTGAATATAAGATCAACTCCAGATTTGACTTTAAAGATTAAGCCTGTGCCTGTTCCCGATGCTGAATTGGAAGCGGTGTTTGCTTCTCCTCCTCCGCCACCAGAAATAACCATGTCACCAGAACCAAGAATAGAAACGCCATTTATTGATTTAATGTTGCTTTGATTTACAAGCAGGTCTTGCTTTCCTGTTATTCCAGCAACAATTCTTGAATCTGCCATGGCATCAGTATACTGAGAAGGAATTGTTGGCTTGTTTAATATTTGAGCATCACCAGATCCTGCGTTCCAATCAGCATTTACATTTACTTCAGCCCCAGAAGCAATTCCATTTAACTTTGATTTTTCAACTGTAGAATAATCTTCTGTTGATAATCCCTTGCCTGCAACCTTATCGACCTTTCCAGAAAGATCTACATCAACAGTAATATCATCAACGCCGTTTGTTACTGAAACATTTGTTCCAGCTTTTATCTTTTTAAAAACAAGATCAACACCAGACTTAAGTTTGAAGATAAGACCAGAGCCTGTTCCAGCAGAAGAATTGCTTGCTGTGTTCGCTTCTCCACTTGCTGATCCAGTAGCTGATATAATAGGATTTAAAGGATCAGTGTTATCAACTGCGATGTTTGTTCCAGCAATAACAGTCTGAACTCCTCCTCCCTCTTGGTCAATCCAATCAGAATCATAAGCAGCAGCAGACTTCTTTCCCCATACTTGTTTTGTTGTTCCTCCTCCTGTTGTACCATTCGCAACAGCAGCAACCGGAGCAAGCTCAATAATAATATTCTCTTCAATTACTTCAACTTTTATATCGCTTGCCATTACAATAACCTCACATCAAATTTACCTGCCAGAAGCGTTCTTGGCAAGCCAGCTATTGTTTCACGGAAAAACCATTTCATATTTGGATAGTTTGGTCTGATAGATCTTACAAAAGCAACTTCTGCTGAAGTAAGGGTGATGTTTATATCTCCAAGAATTAAATCAATCGGAGTTACTGTGATTGATTGGATAATAGTTTCAGCACCATCAACTTCGATACCGTCTGTGATGGCAGATTCATATGTGAATCCGGTTATGTTTGTTTTTCTTTTAATTCTGTATATGAAATAATCTGGGGAAAGTATTGCCATGGAAACGTTTCTGGGAAGTCTTTGAAGAGCTATAATTTGTTCCAAATAAGTTTCCTCCGGTAAAAAAGAAAGAGCACCCTTGGAAGAGTGCTCCTGTTAACAGTAAGCGTCAAAATTAAAGAGATAAAATGAAATTACATACAACGTACTTAAGGATATAAGGAAAGTAAAGTCTTTTTTTACAAATATATGTCTTTATGGATGTAAAGTCTGCTTTTTTCAAAAAAAATTACAAAAATAAAGAAAAAGTTGTCGACTTTTACAAAGCATTCAGTATATTAGCTATATAACGAATTAAAGAGGTCATATGAAAAAGCAAAGTCTTAGAAAAGTTATAGAATCAGAAGTTGGAGTTGGTCACCGGATTCCGGTCGGGATCGAAAAAGGAAAAGTAAAATATCTTTTAGTTTATTGGATCACAAGAAAAGAAGGATCAACAGCTTTTAGCAACGGATTTGGAATCAATCTTATTGTTCCAACTGGATCTTTTGTAGAAATAGTTTAAGGAGAATAAAAATTGATAATTTTGGATTAAGATGGACAGAAGTTGACAGACACGATTGTGTGGTTCAAAGAGAGAAATTTTTCAAAACTGAAAAAGCAATGAACCAGTTCCAAGAAAAGCTTATGAATAATAGTAGCTTTCACCAAATCCTTGCTCATTGCTATCCAGAAGGAATTTCTTATGAGGATTGATATTATTTCTTTTTCTTAAGGAACATGGCTATTGCCAAAGCAACCGGAGATATTATGTCAACAAAGATTGCTGGGAAAAGACTGAGCCAAAATTGGGCAAGGTCTTTTTTTATGTCCATTACCTTCGCAACCCAAGAATAGAAGTCAGGAATATCTGACATATCATTATTTGCTTGGCTTGGATTTGCTGCCAACACCTTTCTTTCTTCCTCTCTTATCTTCTCAATCTCTGCTTCTATTTTATTTAAGGCATTCTCTGCTTGATTGATTTGGTTACTTGTACTTGATAAAGTTCTTGAGTGCTTTTCTGAATCCTCTATTGTTGTTGCTTGAATAGAAATATTTATCAAGTTCGATAGTTGAGACTTTTTCTCAGATCTTCTTTCTGCCAATTCCTTCTTTCTTTCTTGAATTGAATTCCAAGTCATTGATGAAGCTCTTTTGCTTTCATTTAATTCTGCATACTCTTTTGAATTCTTGATATGCTGATTATATTGTCCAGCAACTGTCGATGTAATAGAAAAAGCAGCAACTATTAACCAAAGGAGGGAGAAGCCAACAGCAACTGCCCATCTGGACCAATGCTTTGAGACCATACCAGAAAAGAACATGATGATGACTTCAAAAGCAAGTATTGAAAATCCAACCATGATGGTAGAAAGAAGAATTGCCAACATCGAAGGAAGAAATTCAAGAAGCCAAACAGAAGTATAGAAAACAGAAACAATACCAGCTCCAATTCCTATAAACAACATTGCAATTCTAGTAATAGGAATAACCAAATCAACATCATTCTTTTTAATCTTCTTTTCATTTTTGCTTTTTTGGAATTTTATTATATTATCAAGAATTCTTTTTTTGTGAATGTTTTGATTATCGCCTTTTGTTTCAAAAACTTTTATCTTTGTGTTTTCTTTTTCAATAGCTCTCTCCAACATTGGATTAAAAACAGGATCAGGGAAAGTCTCTGGAATCTCTTTTTCATTTATTGCTTCCATCACAAAATCTTCTTCAACTTCTTCTTCCTTCTCATCTGTTCCATTTATTACATGGTACATATTGAGCTGATACTTTCCTGATGGCATCCTTTCAATAAATCCTCTTTCACAAAGTTTCTCAAGTTGGATTCTTAATTGGTGACCGGATTGTCCTGTATAACTTATGAGCTCAACCAAAGAAGGAAATTCTTTGTTGGTTGCACACAGGTGTAAAATTGAACTTCTGATATCCTTCTTCATGTGATTATCCCTTATTTTTTATTTTGGCTTGTTATATTATATCCATGAAAATCAGGATTCCCTCAACAATTTTAAAGCGGGATGTAAGTTTATGTGGGAATGCTGGTTTGGATGGCTCTCCGTATGGGAAAAGCATGTATAAAACCATATGGAAAAGACCTATTAAACAGATCCGGTATTGGAAAGTGTATTTTTTTGTAAATAATAAGAAAAAGTTGTCGACTTTTTCCGGTATTGGTTTATATTAGTTATATAAAGAATTAAAGGAGATTAAGATGAAACAAATTAAATTAGGTAAAAAAGAATCAGAGCAAGAATATTCAAAAGAAAAAATAAAAGAAGCCAGAGCTTTTATAAGAGATTCCATACAAGAAGATTTTTCTGGATATTTAAAATCATATGTAAGAATAATAGATTTGGACAAATATGAAGTCAAAGAATTTAGAGCAGAAACGGAATTTGAACTCAATAGAATATTAAGATGGTTTAAAAAAGAATTAAAAACAAATTCAAATCTAATGATAGAGTCTTATCAGGAATAAAGGAGAAAGAAAATGTGGCCATCCCAAGTTAAAGATGCAATCAAAGCTGGAAAGAAAGTTGTTTGGAATAACTCAAATGAAGTGATTATTAAATACGGTGAATTATACCATATTTGTTCAATCACCGGAAAAGTAAGATCAATTGATCTTGATACTGAGTACATGTTACCAACTTGGGGATATCCATTCAAAAAAGAAGATTTCAAAATCATTGACTAAAAATACAAAGGAGAATAAAATGGAATTATCTTCAGCAGCTCAAGCATCAGCACTTATTAGGAAAGAACTTAAATCAAGATTGCCAAAATCTAAATTTAAAGTTTCAACCAGCCGGTATTCCGGCGGTTCAACGATTTATGTTTCATGGACAGACGGATACACAGAAGATCAAGTCAAAGACATTACTTGTAAATATGTTTACGGCAAATTTGATGGCACGACAGATTCTTATGATTATTCAAATAGCCGGAGCGATATTCCACAAGTTACTTTTATCTTTACAGAAAGAAGTATATCAGAGGTTGAAAGATCAAATATGATTAAGAAAATAGAAGAAAGATTTGCTGTTGATATGGCAGACCAGAATTCTATTATGGCAAAGTTTAACATGTGGCCTGATCAGCTTCTTTGGTCTGAATTAAAAGATATTGATTTCAACAAGGAAGGGAATTGATGAAAAAGCAAATGACGCCAACCAACATAATGTATCTATTAAGGAGAGGGCAGATAATTTCTGCCTCACTTCCTCTTGTTGTTGGAAAAGAAACGATAATAAAAAGTATGCAACCATGTGGTAAAATAATATCTACAAAAGTGATGGTGATATAATGGAAATTAAATTTGTTGTGTGGTCAAACGGAGATTCTTCTGTTGGTGATTCAGGAAGATCTTTCAAAGTGTCTTTAAAGATAGATCCATCACCAGACTTTGATGAAATGGAAGAAGGTGACCAAGATTATTTTGTAGACTTTCTTGAGAAAAACCTTAAAATATCTTTACTTGGTTTGAAAGATTATTTTGATAATGAATATCAGATCCATATTGAAACAGTTAAGGATTTTCAAGAGCAGGAAGAATCTGAAAACAAATATGAGACTTATCTTGAGAATATAAAATGTTCAAAGCCTTACTGCTCATATGTAGAATCGGTTTATCTTTCTGAATTTAAAGTCATTGATGGATTAAACCAGCACCCAGACGGATTAAATTTTGATGATTGGTGTCAGTTAAAGAAAAAATAATAAGGAGGAAAAGACCTATGATCATATTGAAATCAAGCATCAAGCAAATAATTAAAAAGGAGAAGGCAAAATCAGACAAAGAGGCAAGACAGCAAGAGAAAAAGAAAGCTCAAGACTTAAGGATGAAGAAGGAAAAAGAACACAGAGCAGATATCGCCAAACTGGTAGAAAAACACCGGAGAGAAATTTTGCTTTATCGGAAAGCCTTGAAGAATAGAGATGATCAACACAAGGCAGATCTACAAGGATATCAAGATTACAAAGAGGATAAAGCTTTCTTCAAAAATTTCCGTGTGGTTCATGCTCCGATAATTGAAGAAGCCATGAAAATTGTTGGCGGATTCAGATATCAGATAAATGAAGGTGATTACAAAGAGGCAGTTTCTGAAAAGCGTGATCCAAAGACGGAACAAAAATTAAAAATTGTTGGAGCAAGGTGAAATGGGACAGTGTGAGTACATCATGATCAAAACAGAAGGTTATTTCAGAGGAAGAAAGCAATGCCATCACCTTTCCAAGTTTGCTGATGAGAGGGTAAAAGAATATTGCGGAGTTCATGCCAATGTTCTTGCTCAGGATGGAATGAAATTCTTTGAAATTGAAAAGGAAAGGGCAAAACCTTCTGTTGATATGGTAGACTTCTCGGAAAAAGTTCATTGCTGTGGAGAAGTCCAAAGATTTGAAGGAACAACCCCTTGTGGGAAGAGCGGAACACACCAAGCAGAAGGTGATCCAAATCCGTATTGCTACAATCATGCACTTCTTTATGCAAACGGAGGAAAAATTAAAAAATTTGTTAAGGAATAATTGAATCACCCGATAATATTAGTAGAGGTGATCAAAATGAAAAGAGAATATTTGAAGTGTGAAGCTGTAAAAGAGATGAGTGTTGATGAAGCGTATGAAATGTGGAACAATTCAAGAATCCGTCTGTATGGAGGGATTGGATTTTCAGACTGGATGGAAACAATGAAAAATATTCTTAATTATAGATTTATTTGAGGGAAAGTTAATCCTTCTGGATATAATATAATTGAGAGTAAATCGGTGGCAGATTAAACAATCGGAGTTCAGAACAAAACTAAGGATCTTAATTATGGAGGTGAGTGTTATGAAGCTTGTTTAGCCAGGCAACAAAAATAATAATAAATTTGAATTAAATATTGAATGTGGAAAATCCCATTACTGGTTAATCTGGTAATGGGATTTTTGTTATCAGCCTTCTCTTCTGAATTGCGGTCTTGCTGGCATTCCGGCTTTTACTTCCTTCTTGAATTGTCTTCTTTCCTCTACAACAATATCAACATTCGGAGAAGTTTCATTCATACAGATGGTTACTTTTCCATATTGAATTTTATCACAAGCAGACTTTATTGATTCAATCATCTCATCACTTAATTTTGCCATTCTTTTTCCTCTTTGTAAATATTATTTTCTTTTTTGATTTTCTGTTATTGCATATTCCATAAGTTCTTTTGTTATATTCTAAGCAATTAGTGAACCAAAGAATCTTATTCTTAAGATGGCAGTCACCACAATCCTTATAATAGATACAATCAACTTCATAAATCATGCAGCAATCTCCTCATCTACTTCTTGAACAATATCATCAAAATTAGGAATAGCAGAACAACGGCATTGAATCGCCTGTCCAGGATGCACCAAAGGCATTTTACCAGATCTGTTGATCCAAGTTTTTCCGCCATCCTTAGAATATACAGAAGCGTCATCCCATCGACATAAAACATCATTCATAACATAATGAGAAGGAATTGCGTTTTTGAAATGTCCTGTTGGATTCCCTCTCACACGCTCATCACCAGCTGTTTGCCAATAATATGTTTCAACTCCTGCTTCCATTTGTTTCTTTTGGTTGATCTGTCCTTGTAGCTTTCCAATTTGATCTCTTGCTATGAGTCTTGCTCTTTTCTTTGTTATGTTCTCTGATAAGGATTGAATCTGTTTAGTCAAATCAGCATAAGATGTTCCAGAATCAATAGCTGCATCAACAAGCAAGTTTACTTTGGTTATGTATTCTGTTGATAAAGATTTTATCAGCCGATAATTATCAGCCATCCATCTGTCTCTTAATCCTTCCCACCAAGGATCTGGAGTAATGTAATCAAATCCAACAATCGGTTTTGCTTGACTTGAAAAGATCTTTGATTGAAGAGCACATACTGTTGTTGCAGTCACTCCGATTGAAAGCATTATTTCTGATTTGCTTATTTCTTGCTCATCAGTTGGATAATATTCTTTCATCCAAGCATCCAATTGCCTCTTCATCTCATCAAACTCTTCTCCAGCAACAGCATCCATGCGAAGATCCTTATTTGTATCACCTCTCAATAAGGCTTTTCCCTTTTCTTGGATATACTTCTCAACAAAATCAGTAATTGGCAACAACCAAGATTCTATTTTTGTTGAATATCTCCTCTCTACAGCAGCAGGATACACTGCTGCCTTTGTCCGTATGGGCTTTGATCTTTGAGCCTTGGTCAAAGACCTTCTATATGCCTTTACCTGCTGAAAGAACAATGTGCTCATTCTTCACCAACCGGAGGAAGAGATGCTGAAGGCTTAACAGAAAACTTCTCAGCATACTCAACTTCGAAAACCTCTGCTGGATCAAGTATTTGAGCAGCAACAAGAACAGAGTATGTATCAGCTTTAATCTTTTCTGTTTCCGCTTCAAGCTTTTCAATCTCAGCTTCTTCCTTTTCACTCATCTGGAATAAAGGATTGAATTCAATCTTGGTAGGAATATCGAATGTGTAAGACTTTATCATGGTAACAAGTTGATTGATTGCTGGTCTTAAACTTATCTGCTGTTCTGCTTTTACTGTATCATAATAGTTCTTTAAATCTCCCTCACCAGTAGCATTCATACCAGCAGCAGATCTTCCGAAAAGTTTCGTTACTGGTATTTTTGCTACACCAGAAAGGAACATCATGAATCTATCCATTATCTCAGGAATAGAGGCAAGGCTGACAGAGTCTCTTGAATAACTTTCCCCTTCATCAAGTAAAACAGAATTGATTACAGACTTCATCATACCAATAAGATTCATCCGGCTAACAACATCTGCTTCCTTTCCTGCTGCCATCTTCTGAGCAAGACCTTTTATTGTATACTTTCCTACAACAAATTCATGCATTACATTTACAACGGAAGAAGTTATTCCGCCAAAATCAGAAAGTTTATCATTAACATTCTGTAATTCTGATATTCCCCAAAATCTTGTTTCTTGAGTAAGAACTTTATTTGCTCCTGATGGAACTTTCTTTCCTTTGAAGACGATACACCTTGATGCATGAACAAGTTTTGTAATCAACTCTGTTCCAATCCAAAACTGTATTGAGTATTTTACTACATTACCAAAATTAGGTTTATTTGGATCTGTCTGAAATTCTGATGACTGCATAAAAACATCAGTTCTGTCAACAACTCTTAATCCTCCGATGCCTTTTACCTTTTCAGATAATGGCTTTTCAAGATTGTCTCCATCAAGAGCACCAACAACAATTATAGATCCACCATACAGTCTTTTCCATTTTAATGCTTCATTGAAAACCAACTGAGCACTAAGCCTTTCAAGTTCTTTGTTTATGGCTTCAATCTTTGAATTGCCATCAGCTTCTTTTCCTTCTTCTGTGGATTCTATTTCAATCCATTCTCTGGTCATATCATCAGCTACAACATCAACTATTGTAGAAGCAAATCCTTCGCCAAAGTAAAGGTTTTCAAGATCATCATCAGTTAAAATAACCGGAGCATCAGACCTGTTTGCTTTTCTTTTGTCTGCTCTTCCTCCGATTCCAGTCAGAGCATTTATCCAGCCATCCTTTCTTTGGACTTCTTTCTGAAGAGTCTTTACTTGTGAAACAAGTTGTTTTTGATCTTTGTTCATGTATCCTCCTTTTTAAATTGTTGAGTAAAGATAATATCCATACCAAATAATGAATATAACTACTAATATTGGGAGAAAAATGTCTACACCAATATTTTTCCAGTCATACTTTTTCATAATGCCCATGCCTCCTTATCATTTACAATATTTTCTGGGAATGCTTTGAATATTAACGATGCTCCAGAATCCGGTGCATCATCCGGTTCTTGCCCTTCTCTATAATCCAACACCTGATTCATATACTCATCATCAGAATCTGGTGCCCAATCAATATCTTCCCATACCGGATAAAGGTTTGTGCTTATCTTGATGTGTTTGTTCTTATCTTCCCAATATTCTTCAACAACACATCCGTGATTCCTTAATAGATTTGCTGTCCATCCCTTATCAGGATTTGTTTCATTGAAAATAGTTACACATCGATGTTGTCTGTATATCTTTGCTAATTCTGGCACCCAATCTTTTACGTTTCCTGGATAAGCAAACCCTTTCATCTGATATCTGCCACTTGCCTTTTTGCTCATAAGAGTAAAAGCACACCAGTGGTCGCCATCGTATGCTGCATCAAGATGACCATATACTTCTCCATCAACAAAATCCCATGGCTTGTAATTAGGATTCTTGAATAAAGAATCTTCATCGTGATTAAATTCAAGATCATAGTTAACAGCAAATAAAAAAGGCGTGGTTGTTTTTCTTTTGATTGCAATTTCTTCAGCAGATAATAAGTTACAAGCAGACAGGGGGTATTTTAAAATTTCACAGGGAATATCCTTCCATCCATCATCTTTATGCCATGGAGTTCCTGATGCCATTATCGGCTTTCCTGGATCTACAATGTTTGTATAGATCTCTCTCATGATCTCTCTTGTTCTTTCCCTTTCTGCTCTTGATGTCCGATCCTTTAGAGTGATAATATCATCAGTCCAAATCCGGTCATAGTGCTTTCCTGTTAAAGATCCGTCAAGTCCATGAGCTGTTAAATTTCCTTCAGGAGTTTGCGTTTGCTTGAAGTTATATTGAAGTTGTCCATACTTTTTTACTTTTGCTTTTGGAGGAAAACCATGAGCCAATTTAAATAGTTCTATGATCTCTGGTTTTTCCATTATCTGTGAAACCATTTTAACTATTTCAGCAGCATCAGTAAATGTTTTTCTTACAACAGCAATTCTATCATCAGGATTAAATAGCATCCATCGTACTGCTCCAATTGCCATTGCTGTTGTTTTGTAAGATCCTCTATGTGCTTGTAAAGCTCTGTGCTTGTAAGAATCCCACATATGCTTTATCCACAAGGAATGAAGACCTGTCAATTTGGTCTTACCAGCTATGTGTCCAAGAATGTGGGGTTGATCTCTTATTAGGATTAAATGCTGTTCTGTTAATTCAAACTTTTGTTTTATAATCGCCATTATTTATTATTCCAATTTGAAAATTCTACACAAGAATTACAATACAAAGTTATATCAGAATAATGAGAACAATTATGGCATCGTCTGTCACAAATCGGAATTCTTACTTTCATCAAAACACCTCTATCCAAGGAAATATCCAGCTGTTGCTTATCGAAATTAAAAATGAAGTATGATCTGTATCGCCAAATACATTATATGGCTTCCTCATTTACTTCCTCCTTGAATTCAGCAAATACATTCGGTGCATAGATTAAAAGAATATACATTATTTGTTTCATCAAATCTCTGAACTCCCATTGAGCGTGTGAATCCAATCTTAAGTGGCCAATCCTTTTCCATTCTCTGAAATTAGCAGTCACAACGATCTCAGAACAAACAGCATTAGGAAGAACAAATCTAGCATCCTCCGGCTTTACTCCTGAATCAACAAGATAATTATAAAACTTCTGTGTTTGATCCATAAAGTTTCTATACTGCCAATAAATGTTTTTAGATTCATGATCTTTTATAGAATCAGGGGTGACAAAATCAAAAGTTGATTCCTTTACATACCTTTGAGATTGCTGAGAGAAAGAAGCAAGGCGGTGTCTTACAAGTTGATGAGTTAATGCCCTTGATACTCCAGTTATTCTAAAGGAAGCAGAAGCGTGCTCAAGAATACTTTCATGCCCTTCTTTGATTCTTGATTTAATGAATAGCTTTATTGATTCTGGCGTATCTTTCTTTTCAGACAAATAACAAGTTCTGCCTGCTTTGACAATTAACTCTTCTGGATAATTGGTTATTGATAATAGTTCTGCTTTCATTTTGCCTCTATCAAGCTTAATATTCTTTTTGCATACTTTATTTGACCAGCAATATTTATGGCCATTGGTTGACCTTTATATTTATATGATCTTTCCTTAAGTTCTTTTATTTCAACAGTCAAAATATCCCTTAATAGATCCAAGCTCAACTCATCAATGGTTTTCAATTTCACATTCTCTTTATACTTATCAGAGAAAAATGCTTTAACAAGATTAACTCCAAAAGCCATTACAGCACACCTCCTTTCCTTGTCCAATTGTGAATCATTATTACTTCTGCTGTTAATTCTACTGAGCAGATTTGGAAAGAGAGAATATCAACATTTCTTACTTTCCAATAATCCTCATCCTTTAACATATTCTGAGCATCTTGACTTCTCCGGTATGTTATCAGATGGTCTATTTTATCAGAAGATACTGATATTGTGGAATTACTTCTACAAAGAAATTGTCCTGAATCATTTATTAAAGCATATACTTTCAAGTCATTACCCCTTTTTAGTTCGGAAAAGATTATGATCATCAGAACAAACAGCACAAGGATATTTGGTTGATTCAGTATTTTTAAAATCACAAACATTACAAACAGAATCCTTATCAACAAATTTGTCTGAATCTTGGCAACTAGTACAAGGGAAAGAGGTTATTTTGAAATCATGGTATAGACATTTATTCAGCAAACAATCTTTCTTTTTGATATTTATGTTTTCATCAATTCTTACCATAGTTGAAAATGCTGATTGGACAATTCGATTCCCTTCACCATTACCCTTTATAGTTCCAAGCAACTTCCTTTCTGATAATTTCTTAATATTATTATCAGCAATTTGTTGAAGCGAATAATCAAGTTGTAAAGCAAACTCCGATACATACCAAAGAACATCACCAAGTTCTGAAGCAAGATCGTTTTTTACCTCTTCTGTTAATTCAAAATCTCCTCTCAGGAATTTCTTGAATTTGTTTGCAATCTCTCCAACCTCTCCACACAATCCAGTTACCACATATGTTAATGCTTCCTTATCTGTGCTTTGTGGATAATCAGCTGTTTCATTTGCTCTTTTCTGATAATTGTTCATTATACTTACCCTTCCTTGTCTTTAGGTGTGTAATTATCGTAAACAGTAGTTTTATTCCGTTTATTTTACTTAAATTATCTTTCAATGATTCAATCAATTCTTTCTTTTGATTATTAGTTATCATTTTCCCTCTCATTAAGAATCTCTATTAAGCTATACCTAATCACTTCAATGTTTGCATTTTTATTTGAGTTAAGTGAAAGACTAAGAATCATGTTATATTCATTTATCATTGCTAATATAGATTCATTGCTATCGTGTTTTGTTGTCTGATTAACTCTATCAAAGATAATATTCTTTTGCTCTGGTGTCATGGTTTACTCTCCTAACTGTTTAATCAATGCTTGTGATTATCATAATAAACAGTCATGCAATTTTCACATACATATCTTTATATCATTTCTTTTTCTCCTCCGGTTCTTTAGGGGTGTCGATGAAATCAATAACATCTTGAAATGATAACATGGTACTATCGTATGAATCACAAGTTAAATGCTCTATAATCTCATTATAATGGTCTTGCTTATTTCTGCAATGCTCCCTAACATCATCAACAGTTTTACGGGTAGATAGGCATTGAATGGCTTTGTCAATGTCCTTAAAATATCTGTAAATCTCAGGAGAGCAGTTTGAAATGTTATATACAAAATCCTTCATAGTATTTAATAATTCTATTATTTCATTATCTTCCATTGGTTTCATAAAACACGCTCATCATCTTTGAACATATCTGGTAATTCATTTTCACCTTTGTGCTTGTCGCGGTACTCTTCAATCTTTAATTTGATCCATATTACTGAAATGATCACAATCATGGATACAATTAAAAATAATAATGTCACTCTGAATATTTCTGCCTCTTTCATACAAATTCTCCTATCTGCATCAGTTTTAAAAAATGTTCTGCTTGTTTTCTATAATCAAAATATATTATTGATTCATTATGGCCATCTGTTAATCCATAATTAAAACAATCTGACCAATACGGAAAATACAAGATTGTTTTCTTTTCCTGTATTTTATATTTAATTGTTCTGTCTGTTCCAATGAATTCTTTGATGCGGAATTCTGCCATGATTCCTCCGGTTGATTACATTCCGTTTCCAATTGCCTTAAAAAACTTTACAATCATTATACTAGCAAGAGCGCAAACAGTCCAAGCAACAACAGCAATTGATATATTAAGAATAATCTTTTTCATTTTACCTCCTGTTAAAATTTAATATTGATGTTTGCTGATATTCCTCCCTTATGATTCATATAAACCGCATGAGCTTCCATTCCTATCGTAGATCCGAACCAGAATTGCTTGTATTTATTTGGCAGAAGAAAAGAAACGACCGGATAAATAATCATTGTTGATATACAAACAACTTTAATTCTTTTATCTGATGGGTATGGTCCAAGTAAAGGATTTGTTTCTTTGCTGTATGGTTGACTTCCTTCCCTTAACATATAATAAACCGGCTTGTCTCCGTATCTTTCAACATCATAGGAATTCATAAGAACTTTTCTCCCGCTATTAAGCCAATTCCTATTCGCTCCGCAGAAGTTTCTTGTTTGTCTCATATCAACCCACACAAGACTATCAAAAGCAAGAACTTCAAAAGAATGAATCCAAGACCATTCATCAATTCTATTCTCAAGATATCCAGCTTCAACAGAAGTGCTAAGAAGAAAGAACAAACACAAAACTATCCTTTTCATTTTCCCTCCTTAAGACAAGGAATTTCTACACAATTTGTTTTCATCACCTTATTCATTCCGATTGGATCATACATAAGATCACAGTCAAAACACTTTTTTGCTGAAATCTTCTCTTCTATAGAATAAGTTGAGTACATAAGATAAATAACAAACACCACAACAAGAAGAGCAAGAGCCATAAGAACATACTTCTCAATTCTCTCAAACATTTTTTGCCTCCCTTTTTATTTTATATCTTGCTTTTTGTTCTTCCTCTACAATAGCAAGACAGGGGGAGCAATAATCTGAACATACATGACGATGAGTAGGTTTATCACACCGGATGCAGATCCCTCTTTGCTTTACCTTTCCATATTTTGTTTTAATTATTTCTTTTGGAACATGTATTGTCATTTTCTACACCACTTTTGATAATAAGATTGAAAATCATAATCAGATATTTTAATTTTTGGACCAGCAAATCTTTCTATGTCTCCTCTGTATGTATACACAAAAACATGAACAGTTGATTTTCCATTCAAAAAAGAATGTCCTTCTTTAGTTATTTCCCATGTTCCTGCGTCTGCTGTCATGGTTACAAGATTCCAATAGCGGAGTTTCTGGAAGTTATTTCTTTGGTTGCTGGTTAATCCTATTTCGTTGATATTTGCTTTTCCTTTACTCTGTTTAAGGATAAGGAGAGATTTGAGCAGACCTTTTGTTATGGTGTGTTTATATTCTACCATTTTTGCTGAGCAGTGCGGACAATATAAAGGATTCTTTGCTGTGCCTTTCTTCATTTTCTTTTTCCTCTATACTATTATATCCAGAAACAGTTGCTTTCCGGCTTATTATATAGAAGTATTATCAAATATTTTAATTATTATTTTTGCTGCTAATACTGTTAAAATGATTATTATACATATAATTAAAAATGTTTTCATTGTGGATTTACCTTAATGAATTTGTATACAATTCCATTTATTTCAACAACTTTATTCTCTTCTGCTCTTTTCTTATAATGATTTATGGTGAATGTTCCTCCAAAAATAAATCCGATAAGGAATGAAACAACAACAATTAAAAATGTAATCATAACACCAATCTCCTTTTCAATCAATGATACCAGCAGTCAAATGCTTGCCCCAACTTTTCCCTTTACAAGTTCACCATTATCATAATTAAGATCCGCAAAATTAAACCACAATTATTCCAAAATTTACCCTATTTATATACCCTTATTTAAAAACTATCTTCTTTAAAGGTCTTTATTTTAATGCTTTTCTTTCCTCCCTTACATTCCTTATTGGGGAGGGGGTAAAATTATAATATATATAGGTTTAATTTATTCCTGCATATTTGTTATTTTTCCTATTTTCTGCTATAATATCCAGTTCTTTTTCCCAATTAGGGTATTTTGGTTTTTCATCCCATATTTTCCCTACTGGTATTTGTTTCGCTGGAGTTCTTTTATGGTTAATAGGATATTTCCTATATAAACAATGATGAATTACCTGTATTTCTGGTCTATTAAGATTAGCACAGAGAATATCCAAATACATAGTAGGATTCTTTAAAATAAAATCATCCTCTTCCTGTGTCCATCTTTTGGATTTTGCTTTTGACATAATTATTCCTGTAATATTCTGCATTATATATTTTTGTTATTTCTTTACGTGATTCATTATAAATAACCTTTCTTTTGTTTCTACATATTTTACATGTGTAATAAAATCCAATCCATCCTTTAACATTAAGTTGGTGATAATGCTCTTTGGTTAAGGGGTATGTGTTCTTACATGCTTTACATGTGCGGAGAGCCATGTTAAAACAGCTCTCTGTTATTCTCTATGTACTCTAATAAATCGCTGTACGCACGCTGAAAAGTCACCATATTGTGGTATAGATCTGATGAAAGTGTTCTTGCTACATTTGCTGCTGCGAAGTTCTTTGCCTCTCCTCTATCACAGTAGAATTTTAAATCTATTTTATAGGCTTCTAATTCTGATTGATATCGGAATTCCTTATTGGTAAGGTATTTCCAGAGGAATTTTATCAGACCTGTTTTGTATTGCTGGTGAAGGTGAATATTTTCATGACGGAGGGTTGCTTGATATTCTCCAATGGATGATTCCCTGAAAAATATTGGGCACACAAATATGTAAGGATAAAGCGTCATTGCATCAGCTGTTGGAAAGAAAAATTTAAACCAACTTGTTTTCTTTATCTTTAACAATTTCATTCTTTTTATTCTCCTTCTTTAAAAGTTTTGCATTTTCCTTATCTATCTTTTTCTTTTCCTCTTGTTCTGCTTTTAAAACTTCTTCACCTCTTTTTCTTAAGGCTTCTTTATTATCATAAGCATATATGATAAATTCACGTGATGCTCTTGTGAGTTTTGATTTTTTCTGTTGAATCAATTTGTACTCTTTATCCAAATCAATTCCTTTTAATGGATTCTGGTCTGGATTACTTTTGATGTATTCTGCTTTTTCAGATCCGTAAACGCCAAACATGGCTGCAAGCATATAAAGCATTCCGGCATATTTCATACTTCTTCCTTTCATTCTATTCTCCTTTTAATCCAAAATGATCTTTTGTATACTTCTTTGGGCAAAATGCTTCACAACAATTTCCTTCTTCATCAAGTTGATTCTTTGGATTCTTGCAATAAGTAATAACTGGATTTTTATTATCATCTTCAGCAAAAGATCCGAAAAAGAATGTACACCATTTTCCAAAATAATTATTCGTCTGCATCAATATCATCCTCCTTAAATGTATCATCTTCACCAATGCTTCCATAGTCTTCTGGGCAATCTGTCTTAATCGGAGGGAGAGTACAGTCACCCATATAATTCTCGTGTTGACATCTTCCAGAATAACACACATCATCTGTCCTTTACTATTTTTTGGACCTCAATTGTATGAGGTACTTTCTTTGGCCTGCCTGCTGCTTTGTGCTTATATGAATTTTTGTATTCTTCCTCTATTGTTACTGTTGTTCTTTTTGACATTTTGGTTTCAGCATCAGATTCTGATAATGCTTTCTGGAAAATATTTCTTAAGTTCTCTCTTGCTTCTGTTGGTGTTTTAGGATCTATGCCCTCAACTCCAGTAGCAAATTTATATAGCATCATCAAGGCATTGTCTCTATTTGGCAATTGGTATGTTACTACTGATCTGTCTGCATCTTTTCCAAAGTATTTCTTTTCTATTCCATCAATACAACAAATAAATTCTTCTGGTATTTCTGATAATGGTTTTACAGTTCCATTACTGTTAAAAAAATCTGATATCCGGTATGTTGCTCTTTTGTAGTATGCCTCAAGAACTTCATATTCAAGCTTATCTTTGAAAGGCTTTATTATTGAATCTATGAATCTTTTTATTGCAAGGTTTATTGATTCCTTTTTTAATAATCTATATCCATGAGCAGAAAAATCGCCTTGTGTTTTTCCTTTCCATCCAGCAACTCTTGCTGCATCTCCGCTTTTAAATCCATTACTACAATATGATGCTACAAATAAAAAATCTTTTGGATCCAAATCAAGTCCATCAAAATCTGAAGGAAGTAGGGATGATGCTTTTTTAACAAGTGCATCTTCTGGTTTTTTACCTTTTGGAATCTTCGCCATGTTACCTCATCAAGGGAATTTGAAAATCTCCTCCGGTTTAAGGGAGGAGATTCAAGCAGGTCAATTTTTCTAATTACTTCTTAGAAGACTTCTTCACTGCTTTTTTTACTGCTGGCTTTTTTGCTACTGCTTTCTTTGAAGCCTTTTTTGCTCCTGCTTTTTTCTCTGCCATTTTGTTCTCTTCCTTTTGGAAAAATTTTTTGATAATTTTGATCATTGAAGATCCTCCGTATTATATAATACCATTAAACATAAACAACAACTCTTATCGCTTTGAGCTTTTGTTTCTTCTTGGGATAGTCTAAGTGATTATCAAGAATTTCTTTTATTTCATCAATCTTTTCTTGAAGTTGTCGATTGTACCAATTTTTATATGCCTGTGAATGATTATTAAAAATAGTTTTAGAATTATCCATTGTTATAGAAATAAATTCAGCACAAGGCGAACAGAAGTCTCCTTTGAATAATCCTTCATCTGTGTGGTTGGTACAATTATCTGTTTTGCATCTAATGTGTTGTTTTGCTCTTGGATCACTTTCAAAATACTCATTCATTTATTTTTCCTTATGTTCATCAAATAGTTTCAATATTTTTTCAGCAGCATCTTTTTGGTGAAGCCTTAACAGTCCGGTGCTTTCTTCGATTAAGCTTTCTGATATTATTCTCTCAACATTTTCTCTCAACAGCTTTCTTGAGATAGAGTTTGCCATGATTCCTCTGTCCTCAAGATATTTAACAAAGTCTTTTCTATTAAGACACATTGCTGCTACATGCCATATTTTTTCTACTTCTTCGATGCTGTGAAATATTCCTTTTCTGATCTTCATCAGTTTATTTCCTCTTCATTGATTGTTGGGCAGTAATAAACATTATACATGTCAACCATGTCTTTGAATGTTCCTCCAAGCTTTACCATCATATCAAAAAAGG